TTACCGCACACTCTATGGCGACCCATCGACGGCAGAGCTTTGGATGCAACTTGACGAGGCGCTCAAGCGATCTTGGCCGCATGAAACGCAAGGCGAAATGGCGATCAGAGCGACCTGCATCGACAGTGGTGGTCACTATACGCAGCAGGTCTACAACTATGCGAGGATCAATGCTGGGCGGCGTGTGTTTGCCATCAAAGGCATCGGCGGCGAGGGCAAACCCATCGTCGGGAGGCCCAGCAAAAACAACATCGGCAAGATCAATCTATTTCCAGTTGGCGTTGATACGGCCAAGGAGCTTGTCTATTCTCGCCTGAAGATCACCGACGAGGGCGAGGGATATTGCCATTTCCCTACCGGAAGATCGCCGGAATACTATATGATGTTGACAGCGGAAAAGAAGGTTATCCGCTACCACAAAGGCCGACCGCGCAGGGAGTGGGTGAAGATCAGAACACGCAACGAAGCACTCGATTGCAGGGTTTATGCAACCGCTGCGTTGGGACTTCTCAACGTAAATCTAGAGGTTGTTTACAAGCAGGCACAAAATAAGGTATCATCGCCCAAGGGTGCCGCTCCAGTGCGGCGTCATGTCGTGCCGACGAGAAACTCATTCGTTCACGGATACAAGTGATGGCAAATCTTTTCGACGCTGCAAATGCCCCTGAAGGTGAGCCACGCGATTTCGTCGTCGGTGATTTCCTACAGTGGAAACGCAGCGACCTAGTTGCTGACTACCCTACTGCCACGCACAGCGCAGAATATGTCGCCCGCATCAATGGCGGCGGTGCTAGCGAAATCAAGCTGGCTGGCACTGAAGGAAGCGCAGATTACTATCTCTTCACCGTGTCGAGCGCGACATCTGTCGATTTTGCTCCGGGTCTATACCACTGGCAGCTTGAGATCACGGAAACATCTTCTGGCAACCGCATTGTTGTCGATATTGGTGATTTCCGCGCTCGCGCCGATATGGATGACAACCAAGCTGATCCTCGCATCCACGCGGAGATCATGCTGGACAAGATCAACAGCATCCTTGAGGGTAAGGCCGACAGCGATGTTGGCAGCTATAGCATAGCTGGCCGTTCTCTGACGAAGATGACCTTCGCTGAATTGATGGACGCCCGCGACCGATACAAAGCAGAGATCGTTGTGCATAATAACCGCGAGCTAATTAAGCGCGGCAAGTCCAATGGCTCAACGATCAAGGTGAGGTTCATCTGATGGGTCTTTTTGACGTATTCCGCCCCAAGAAGAAGCCGCGCCAAACTGTTTTCCGCAAATATGCCGCCGCAAGCACTAGCAGGCTGTTTGCTGACGCATTTGGTGGGTCTGGCAGCGCCGACTCGGAAATCCGTCAGGCGCTTGAGCAGCTTCGCAATCGTTCCCGCGACCTTGAGCGCAATAACGAGTATTTCCGCCGCTATCTGCATTTGCTCCGCACCAATGTCGTCGGTGAGAACGGCTTTCGCCTTCAGGTTCGCGCTGTAAATCCAGATCGCTCGCAGGATATTGCTGGCAGTCAGATCATTGAAGATGCGTGGGCCGAGTTTTGCCGCTACGGCAACATCACGGTTGATGGCCGGATGTCGATGATCGACCTAGAGAACCACATCGTCACAGGCATGGCCCGCGATGGTGAGGTTTTCCTGCGGATCGTGAAGGGCAATTTCCTGCGGTTTGGCATTGCCATTGAGATCATTGAGCCTGATCGGGTTGACGACAAGCTCAACGACAAATGGCGGAACGGCAACGAAATCCGCATGGGTGTGGAGATCGACCAATACAAACGTCCGGTCGCCTATCACGTTATGACGCGTCATCCGGGCGATTACGAATATGTCTCGGTCTCCGCTGGCAATAAGCGTGTTCGCATCCCCGCCGCCGAGATCATGCACATCTATCGCTCTGAGCGGGCATCGCAGACCCGTGGCGTCCCGTGGACGACTGCTGCCATCTCGGCGCTGAAGATGCTGCATGGTTATCGCGAGGCCGAGCTTGTCGCAGCCCGCACGGCAGCTTCGAAGATGGGCTTTTTTACCTCTCCTGCGGGCGATGGCTTTATGCCTGACGGCTATGAGAATGATGATGGCACTGGCGCTCCGATCATCAATGCCGAGCCGGGGACATTCTTCAACCTTCCGGCTGGCGTTGATTTTACTCCGTTTGATCCGAGCCATCCGACCAACGCTTTTGCCGACTTTGAGAAGTCCATCCTGCGCGGCATCGCTGGCAGCATGGGCGTTTCCTATGTCTCGCTTGCCAACGACCTTGAGGGCGTAAACTACTCGTCCATCCGCCAAGGCGCTCTCGATGAGCGTGATTTCTACCGGACGCTTCACCGTTTTATGATCGAGCATTTCCTTGACCCGCTATATCGCGTCTGGCTCGATCATGTCATCCAGTTCGGCCTGACACCGATCACTGGTGCTGGCAAATACGAGAAGTTCAGCCGCAATTTCACGTTCAAGGGACGCGGTTTCCAGTGGGTTGACCCGCTCAAAGAGATGAACGCCGCTGTCGTCGGTTTACAAAACGGAATTCTTAGCCATAGTGATATTGCTGCAAACTATGGTAGAGATGCCGAAGAAACCTTTGCCCAGATCGCCCGCGATAAGATTGACGCTGGGGTTCACGGTCTGAGCATGGCCTACGAGCCATTTGGTGAGAAGTCTGCGGTCGCGCCGGAAGTTCATGGTGAGGAAGATGTCTGAACCGACGAAGGCAATGCAGGAAGAAGCGCAACGCGGCCTTGATTGGCGGCGTGAATTCGGGCGCGGTGGCACTGAGGTCGGCATTGCCCGCGCCCGTGACATCGTGAACGGTCGTGACCTTTCTGATGAGACCATCGTGAGGATGTATTCTTTCTTCAGCCGCCATGAAGTTGACAGGGAAGCTGACGGGTTTCGCCCAAATGAAGATGGCTATCCTAGCAATGGTCGCATTGCTTGGGCATTGTGGGGCGGCGATGCTGGCTATTCGTGGAGCCGTCAGCTTGTCGAGAAGATGAAGCAGGAAGGCCGCGCTATGGATGAGATGCGCCCATATCCGAATGAACACGCCGCTCGCCTAAAAGACCCGGCGCAATACGATGATTTCCGCCGTGAGAATGATGCTGGCGGCGATGGCGTCGATTTTATCTATGGCATCAAGGATGGTTCGTCTGAAATTCAGGCAATCCGCTTCGATGCGTCACAGTTCACTGCCGATGAAGCCCGCAAATGGCTTTCCGATAACAATTTCGATGCAATCGAGTTTGAGGAAGCCACGGGCGAGCGGGCTGCACAGGAGGTTACCATGCAGGACCAAGAAGTCGAAATTCAGGTTGAAGAGCCTGAAGATGAGATTGTCGAAGCTGCCGAAGCCGCAGGAGAGGCTCGCTTCAGCCGCGACGACATGAAGACCCGCGCAATGGGCGCGGAAGCTAAGATCATTGACCAAGAGAAGCGCACAGTTCGCATCGCTGTCAGCAGCGAAGAGCCAGTTGACCGCTCCTTTGGTGCCGAAATTCTAGATCACAGCGAGAAGAGCATTGATCTGGCGTTTGCCCGTTCTGGGCGGATGCCGCTCTTGCTGGATCATGACCCACGCCAACAAATCGGCGTGGTGGAGAGCGTTGATCTCGATGGCTCGGCCCGCCGTCTGCGGGCGACTGTTCGTTTCGGAAGAAACGGGCTTGCCAAAGAGGTTTTCGAGGATGTTGTTGACGGCATCCGAGCCAACATCAGTGTCGGCTATCAAGTCAACAAAATGGACCCAGAGGGCCGCGAGAAATATCGCGTTTCGTCTTGGTCACCAATGGAAGTGTCCGTTGTTTCGATCCCCGCCGACCGGACAGTCGGCGTTGGCCGCAGCGCGGAAGACGACCTTCAAACACCCGTTAACCCTGCTACTCCTAGAAAGGAGACCATCATGACTGAGGAAGTCAAAATTGATGTGGAAGCGGTGAAGGCCGATGCTGCCCGCTCCGCTGCCAAAGAGACCGCCGAGATGTTCGCGCTCGCCGCGAAGCACAACAAGCGCGATCTCGCCAACGAAGCCGTTGCTAAGGGCCTGTCGCTCTCGGAGTTCCGTGGCGCTCTGCTCGAAGCCATCGGCTCCAAGCCGCTCGATGATGCGTCGATTGGCCTGACCAAAAAAGAAACCCGCAATTTCTCGGTCATTCGGGCCGTTGCCGCCATGGCAAACCCGACCGACATCGAGCTTCAGCGTGCTGCCGCCTTCGAGTTCGAAGCCTCGGCTGCTGCTGCTCGCGCTGCGGGTGTCACCGCTCAAGGTCTTTACATTCCCGCCGACATCCTGCGCGGCTGGAACAAGCGCGATCTCAACTCGTCGGATGACGCTGCTGTGATCGGTGAAGACTACCGTGCTGGTGACTTCGTTGACGTTCTGCGGAACGCTTCGTCGGTCATGCAAGCTGGCGCTCGTATGCTCACTGGCCTTGTTGGTGACGTTGCCATCCCGCGCAAAGCGACCGCTTCGGCTGCTGCGTGGATTGCGACCGAAGGCAACGCTGCCTCGGAGAGCGAGCCTACCTTCAACCAAATCACGATGGCCCCGAAGACTGTTGGTGCAACCACCGACATCACTCGGAAGCTCATGAAGCAAGCCACGCCCGACATCGAGATGCTCGTCCGCGACGATCTCTCGGCTGCTCTGGCCCTTGCCATTGACCTTGGCGCTCTCGCTGGTTCCGGTTCGTCGGGTCAGCCCACTGGTATCAAGAATACCTCGGGCATCAACGCTCCGACCGCCTTCGCCGCTGCCAACCCGACCTTTGCCGAGGTTGTGGCGATGGAGACTGCCGTTGCCGAAGACAACGCCCTCGCTGGTTCGCTCGCCTACATCCTGCCCGCAGGTATGTATGGTGCGCTCAAGACCACCGCGAAGGACTCCGGTTCGGGCCAGTTCGTTGTGGAGCCGGGCGGCACCATCAACGGCTACCGTGCCATCGTGTCGAACCAAGTCACCGCTGGCGATCTGTATTTCGGCAACTTTGCCGACCTGCTGATCGGTATGTGGGGTGGCCTCGACCTGATCGTCGATCCCTACAGTGGGTCGAAGTCCGGCACCGTCTCGATCACTGCCCTTCAGTCGGTCGATGTCGCTGTCCGTCACGCGGTCAGCTTCGCCTTCAACAACGACGGCGCATAATGCTAACTTGGGAGGGCTTTCGTGGCCCTCCCTCTCCCACAAGGGAGGGGTCAATGAAACACTACACTGTTCTTAAATCCTGCTTTGCTGGCGGCGCTCGCCGCGATGCTGGTGACGTTGTGCAGCTCACCGACAGCGAGGGCAACGCTCTGACCAACATGGGTCGCGTTGTGGCCTCTGAAGCGCCGCCCGCCAAGCAAGAACCGATCAACCGCTCCGTTGACCTTCCGGTCAGCGATGCCCCGCAAGTCGCCAAGCGCACAGTCAAGAAGGTTAAAAAGTAATGGCCCTGCCATTTGCCGATGATCTTGCCGCGATACTCAATGTTGACGAGTTCGCAACTGCTGTCACCTATGACGGCGGCACGATCAATGGCGTCTTCGACAATGAGACTATCCCCGTTGAGACTGGTGGCGGCATTCAGATCCACCAGCAACAGCCGCGCTTGACCTGCCGCACATCCGATATTCCCTCGCTGGCCGAAGATCAGCAGATGGTTATCAATTCGGTCACCTACGATGTGAAGGCGTGGGTGCATGATGGCACTGGCGTCACCACCATTCAGTTGGAGCGTGTCTGATGGCCCATGTCCGCAAGCAGATCAGGGACAGGGTTGAGAGCATCCTGTCAACCGGAGCAACGCTGGTCGGCGGTC